ATCCCATGTTCTTCCCACAATCTTACTGCATTTTTGTATTGGTTATAAGCCTCCGTCTCCGTTCCAAAAATCCCTAACCAATAACTCTCTTTCCCAATCTTTAAAGTAGCAGCATATCTATCCCGATATTTACGTACGCCGGGGAACTTTTTCCCCCTTTTTTGCCTCCAGTATTTAACGGTATTTTCTCTTGGCGTTAACAACTGTAAATTATCAATTCTATTATTATCTTTATCACCATCAATATGGTCTACTTGCAAGTTAAATCCTTCCCTTCTTTTATCCCCAAACGCATCCCAAACCAACAAATGAATGGTTGATATAGTTCGTTTATTATTTTTCTTTAAGTTTACATATAAATAGCCATACTTATTATAACTTTTGTTTATTTCGGTTTCCCCTTCTTCAGTTACTTTCTTCACATGCCCGAAATTACTAACATAATAATCATTCGTCCCGTTAATCAATTTCCACTCTTCGTGCATTGCTCTCTCAAGTTCTGTTATAAATTATTCTATGAATTGATTCCGGCGTCAACTTATTTTTTTTAGAGGAAAATCTTTTGCTCAGTATTATTTCCGCTTCCTCTACTTTCACGCCCTGCTTTTTCAGCCTGTCAAATTCAAGGCGTATGCACATATCACGATACGCACGCTCATGCAGTATGCCGAGCCGCTGCGCAATTGCCGCTATTTGATGAATAATTATTTCGTCCATTTTCCATTATCCATTTTCAATTTTCAATTACTCAAAAGTCTGTTACAAAATTCTTTCTCTTTTTAATAATTACTTTTTTCTTCGCTGCTTTCTTCGGTTCTTCTTCCGCTTTGCTTTTATGTTTTTCGATTGATTCTTCAATGGCTTTAAAGTTCGGGTTCAAGGATTTCATCAAAGCAAAATTCATCACGAGTAAATCGAGAGCTTCATTCGCCAAGCCACGTTTTTTCGGCTCGTAAACTATGTATTGATTTAAGCCGACGGTTTTTGTTACCGCGTGTTCTGCTGTGAGTTGTTCGTAATATTCAACATCGCAGAATGCTTTTGTGTGATGCAGATATTTTGCGCCTGGCTCTGTGATTGTATTCAGCCGTTCGAACAGTATTGTTTTCGCAGCTTGTGTACCTATCATCATAAGCATCGTTTTACCTTGGTTAACTTCGCTCAATTTTTTAGGCACCAATGGCGCGCCGTATTTTACCGCGCCTTTCAATGCTAGAATATTTTCCCGGAGAAATCTACCGGCGCAAAAATCATAAACCGTTTGTGTTAAGAATCCTGAGTCAATTCCCTTGCGCGAAATTTTCAATTTTACTCCGTCGGCGCGTTCAAATATTTTATTCGCCCAGTAATGATTCAATTTGTCCCATACTTCATCTTTTTCGATGTTACCCGGGAAAACAAGCTTGTCTATTATCCAACCTTCCTCCGCGTTTCCCCAGCCCCAAGTTTCAATTTCCAAACGCGCCGGTTTGCTGCCGGAACCGGCTTGAACGTCTACGGCGGAAGTAATAAGCAAAACGCCGTTCGGGATTTTGGGATTGTTCAAATTGATATAATCTTCTCTGCGGTCGATAAGATACTTCGCATCGGTTTCTTTTCCCTTCACTCTTTTGTATGGAAGCCCGAGCGTGTTATTTACGTAACTTTCGTATGTTTCATCGTCTCCATTTTCTAAGGCTTGTTCTGCGCGGATCTTTTCACTAACTACCGTTTTCAAATCGGAAATTGTACTCATAATTTGGTTTAGCCAAAAGGAGCGATGCTCTTTCCTCTCAGGATGTTCGTGAATGTAAAATCCTTTTTGCAATAATTCCACCCTCTCTTTTTCAGAGAACGCATATCCGCAACCGCGACACGCCACGCGAGCTGTTTCTGGATAATGCTCGGTAACGTTTCCCATAATATCTGTATCTTTATCCCAAAGAAGCTGACTTTCTTCAAGCGTTTGTTCTGTTCCACAGTGAGGGCATTTTACGTGAAATTTCCCCATAGAACCCTCTTTGTATCGCGCTTCAATTCTGCTTTGTCCTTCTATGCGCGGAGTTGATATATTGATGTGCAAATAGTTGTACTTGAAGCCTGCGGTTCTTTTTTCTAGATTGATTACGTGATCACCTTCGGAAGAGACCGCCATTTCCAATGCGTCGATATCATCGGCAATTGTAATACGAACTGAACGCTGTCTCGTAGTGCCTTTTGAAGTACCGGAAATAATTTCCGTCCATCCGCCCGGATACATCTTAAGTCTAGTAGAAGAATCGTTCGAATTGCCACGCTTTTTCTTCGCCACTCGCGAGCGCAATATTTCTGAAGATTCAATCAGCGGTTCCAATTTGTGGAGTGCAAAACTTTTAATCTCGCGATCGGTCGGTTGCATTATCAACATTGGGCAAGGATCTTGCACGACTATGTAAGCCCAAACAATCATTTCGAAAAGCGTTTTCCCAATTTGAGCGCTGCCCATAATTGTAACTTTCCGCACTTGCGGATCTTCAATCGCTTCAAATATTTCTTTCAAATGCGGAGAATTCCGGATGCGAAATGGACCGGGAATTGGTGAAGTTTCATCGAGTACAATATTTTGTTCCGCCCACTCTACAATTGGAATACGTGTGGGAGGCTTTAATATCTGCAAACTCTTTTCTACAACATTCTCAACATTCCCAATTAAATATTGATGTTCCAATTCATCTAAATATTGTCCGTATTCCGCAATGTTCATTCTTCCTCTTCTCTCCATTCTTCTTTCAATACCCAAGGGTGTCCTAACCCATAACAACCTCGGGGAGGTTCATATTTTAATTTAAAAATCAAATTTTGTATAACGTTTACTGAAACAATGATAGCAATAATTATAGACGCGACAATGATCATAACCATTAGATCATGGAATAATTCGGGATTTTGTTCTCCAGGATATTCGGACGTTGCTAAAAGAATCATAGAAACTATTAAGAAGAGCGCCCCCAGCCCTATTCCCACAATTATCCCGCCAATTATTCTTGAAAATACTTTCCCTTTTTTCCTAAGTTTTAATTTAGTTTCTGCTTTCATTCTTCCTCCAAAAGTTTTTCCTCATTCACAATATATTTCTCTATTTCCAAATTCGCAATTATTTCCATCACCGCATCAACAGATTGCTCGATGATGGCTTTCATCACGTATAGCGCATCCTTATCGACCAAATCTTCGAGATCCCGCAGCAACTCGAACTTAAGCGAATTAAGGTAATTCTTAATTACGTTAATTTGATTCGTCCACGCTATTAAAGTAGTTTTCTTATCGAGTAGCTGCCCAAGTTCACGCTTGAGAGCAATCTCGTCTTTTTTGTTTTTAATGAGCTGCCCGCGCATCTTGAGTTGATGCAGCTTCTCATCGCCGGTAGTTTCCAGAATTTCAATCTTCCGGCGCTGGCGGTTGTACATCCATTTCATTGCTTTTATGAAATCATATTTACCTCTGCTTATCCGCGGCAGAGGATTGTCTTCTTTAGCCGGATCCGCATAATTCTGTATCGTGCGGACGTCAACATCCCAAAATTCAGCTAATGTATGCACGTCCACAATGCCGTTCTCACTGTCAATATTTACCATAACTTGTTTTCCCATAAGTATTTAGCGAAACGAAACACCTAACTTTTTCTCCAATAATTTTGCGTTTTCTGCCGTTCGCACCGCTCCGAATTAGGAAACTCGGAGAAGTACCTTAAAATTTTTCGATGAAGTAATCGAGCTTCGAGTTAAACTCCTTCTCATATTGTTGAATAAACTTCTTTTCTATAGCATCACTCACGCGTCTGTCTCTTAACATATGCGCTGCCGACGGACCGAACAATTCTTTTATTTTCTCTTTCCCTTGTCCGTTTTTCTCTCCGGTCTTTATAAATACACCAACGTGTCCAGAGCGCATTTTTTGAATAAACGCGTGCTTTCTCAATTCCCGTGCGCCTTTCTTCACCGTTACCTTAGTACCGCCTACCTTTCCGGTTTTATACTTCCGTGGACGTTTTGTCATCTTCGGTCTGAATTTCATTAACGACATCCCACGGTAAACAGCACGTAAAAATGCAACTTTGTTATTCTTATTCGCTTTTATCAACCGGATATCTTCCTTCACATCTTTTGCTTTCACATCATAGTGTTCGCGTATCACGCGCACACCTTCCGCCCGGGCAGATGTAGCAGCACGATTCAGTGCGGAAACAGTCGCTTTATCTACCGCCTTGCTCGCAAACTTAAATACATTTCGCAGCTTAGTCCTTTTTGCCATTTGCCAATCTCCTTTGCATATTGTCAATTAAGGTTAATAATATCCGTATCAACTTAAACGGATTCCTCTCCCTAATCCCTAAGTCTTTCAATTTTGTTTCTTCCCAACCGCTGTAAAGTTTCATATTACTTCCTTGTTGCTCCTATTCTTTTATTTGTCGTAACTATGTAGTAACTACTTTTCCGATGTACTTACTACATAATTTTCTTTATTTTTGCTCCGTTTTCTCATTATTTCTTTTAATTGTAGTAAGTA